CCGATGAACAGGGGAAGGTCACAAGTAAGTCCATGAAAGGCGAACCCCTGGCTGTACCTAATAAGATGGCTGATATATTTGAGAGCGTTTATGGACCTCCTCCTACTTTAAGCGTACAGGGGTTCGATATTCTGCCATATATAAGTAAGCCCATAGATTTTTCAAAGCGTATGCTGTTGGCCGGATCAGGATTTCAGCATTGGGATATGGCAATACTTCGGGCTCTTCCTGCTGCACTTAGCCCTATAGGTCTGGCTGGTGGAGCATATCCTTTAGCAGGGCCGATACGCTACGCCTCTCTTTTGACCAGGTATGTACGGGGTATTGGGAGTACAAAGGCAAGGGATGCATTAAAGCAGCGTATGTTGAGCGACACACCTCTCTACAAGGATTCTGATATCTCCTTTCGCATGATAGGTAATCACGGCTGGGAAAGAGGCGGGGACCCCACAATTCTGAGAAGAAATGTAATAGATCATCTAGAAGAGGTGGCACAGATAGGTCCTCCGGGAAAACGTAAGCTGGCAGCGGACAGGGTCGCCGGTGCTGTGCGGTGGTGGGAAGGCGGCCTGTTTGATGTGATGTATGCTGAAACCCAGATGTTTATGCTGGAAAATGTCATTGTCCCAGGATTACGTAGGCAACATCCCTCATGGACCTCACAGGAACTCGCGCTGGCTTCGGCGGATTTGGTTAATGTGTTCACCTCAGCACTTAATACCAGCCAGACATTTTTGACATCTTCCGCATCGAAAGAATTGGCCCGTCTTATGGTATTCAGCCCTGCCGAGACGGAATCATGGTTTCTTATGGCTATCCGCCCCTTCGTAGGGGAAAACAAACTCATGTACGCAAACCAGTGGATCGGCATATTTACTATGCTTAGCGCTGTTGGTAATGCCATGAATATGGTTTCCACCGGCCGCCCGTTGCCATTAACTGCGTATAATCCGATCTCTATTGGGGAGCACGATACGTTTTGGCCGGGAGGCATTAAGTACAACAATCGCTTTTTTGCGCCGCAACTTCCCTGGAAAGGTGCTAACGGACAACCTTTGTATTTGGATTTGATAGGGCAGGCAGATAATGTGCTTCGCCTTGTGCTCGATCCACCTGACGCTGGATTATCCCGAATGACTGTAATCCCACGGGAGATCTACAATCAGCTCAAGGGCGAAAGTTTTCATAAGGAACCCCTTGGAGGTCCTGCGACCAGGGCTGTCCATGCTGCTACCTCTGCTGCTCCGATGGGAGTGGGAAATGTTCTACAGTCGTTACAGTCCCGCAATGAGTCATTCAGCCGTATTATTTTGCAGGGAGAGCAGGGTTTGGACCCTATCAGTTATGGCCTACAGGCTATTACTGGTCTCAATGTGGGTTCTGCTAACGCTACTGAGATCCGTGCAATACTGGCAGAGGAGTCGAACTTTGCTTCATGGAGGGAGATGGGAAAGAATGACAGGACGAAGGCCCTGGCTGAGCATCCTGGGCTGGCACGGGAATTAGAGCAGCGTACAGAAACCGCAGCGAGGAGAGGCACTCCGGCGGGCGTTATGTCTCAGGCGATTGTAGATAACAGGAAGATCAGGCGTAAAGTGGAGGATAGTTTACACGACCAGTTGTTCAATGGAACTATGACCTTTCGAGAAGCCTATAATACCTGGAATGCGGAAAAGAAGAAGGAAATCATAAAGAACCGTGTCAGATTCCAAGTGTATGAGAAGACAGTCTCGCCTCGAAAAGCAAAAGGGCCTAATGAAAAGGCACGAGAACAGTTTTATGGACTCTTCGACGATCCTGAAATATATGAAAGAAACGATTTAGAGACAGGTATTGTGGACTGGGATATTCTGGACAAAAAAATCAGGGAATTAAAGGCAGGCTGGACACCGGAACAGATTCTTCATATTGAAGAGAACACGGGAGGGTCCTCGACTAATCCATATTTCAGACGCGTTGAGGAGCTCAAGAAAAAGTATGGCTATTACTTTGATCTGGAAAGGGTGGCATTTGAGAGCGCCGGTCTGGGGGAGGAATATAAGAAGTGGAAAAATACCCTCTTCTCAAAAACTTATAAGCGCAACACCGTTGGTGTGGCAGAAGCTGCAGCGATAGCGAGCGAATTCAAAAGGAATGAGAGAGAGTCTAAACCTGAACTGCTTCTTATGCTTGTATATATGGGAAGGGTAGACCCGGAGACCTATATTGAGTTGCAGAAACAAGTAGGATATACAGGAAAGCGAGGCGTGCCACTGTCTGCACCATGATATAGGGATATCAAGATATTGACATATTCTAGGTATATTTGGTAGCCTTGCCTTGATGGTGCGATCTTTTTACGGGTGACTCCGACAGGTAGCCCCAGAAAGTAGAGGAAATCGCATGACAACAGAGAACGGCCTTCCAGGGATGAATAACCCTGGTTCCGTTGAAGCAGCAGTCTCCTCCTCGGAGGGACGGGTTAACGGTGTTGATGCGGCACCTGCAACGCAGACACCCGCACCACAGGCCGAACCCGAACCCCTGTCCGACCTCGAGGCGCTCCAGAAACAGGTAGCCGAACTCCAGGCGACTAACGCTAAGCAAGAGCAGCAGATCAAGACGATGGACGGGAGGTACAGGCGACTCCAGACGGATACTACCAAGATGGATGATGTTGCAGACGGTATAGGCATGTTGACCGATCTGGTCAAGGTGCAAATCCGCCACCAAGATCATCCTGACGAGAGTGCCTTTACGGAGGATCTGCAAAGACTCGAAACCGAGACACAGCAACGCCGCTCGACTGACTCCTTTGCCAGGGCTATAGGCAGTATGACCGATGAGATCATGGCTGGAGTACAGGAGGCCGGGCTCAACCTGGAAACCTCGGAGGAGCTTGGGGAATTTCGCGATAAGTGGTCACAGGCTTACCAGAACAAGGATATGGCAGGAATATACGAGGCGTATGCCCTGTATAGTCAGGTCCTTCGACAATATGAGCGTACAATGCGAAGACAGGTGGAGGAGCAGGCTGAAAGCCAGGCAGTGGAAAGGGTCAGAAAGGCCCTCGAAGACGCCGGTATAAACGACCTGGATTCCGGGTCGGGGGCTCCCTCTTCTATGACTAACAGTACTCTCATGGGCAGGCTTGGAAACCCTAACGTTAGCGTGACGAGAGAAGAAATACTTAAAGGCGCTGAAATGATGCGAAATCAGGGACGGCGCTTCTAGTCTTAGGAGGAGAGAGAAATGGCAGCAGGAAATACTATTACTGATTCTCTTGCCGACAGTATACCGACTATGATAGCTGCGGCAAGGATAGTTAGAGAGTTCGCGGGTGTCATGCCCAACCTGGTAGACCGCCAGCGACTCGATGAGAACACGGGCACTGTCTGGAACGAGGTTTCGATGGCAAAGCTGACAGCTCAGGCTGTCACCGAGTCCACGGAGCTGGACAACCCACAACAGATGAGCGACACGCTCCTCTCGATCACCCCGACCGTGATAGGTGTTCATACCGTGATCCTGGACAGGGTGGCAATCAGGATCAGCGCAAATGCCTTTGCCCAGACGGGCTCACTGGCACAGAATGCGATAGAGCGGAAGAAAGACCAGGACGGTCTCACGGCTATTGACGGTGCGTCAGTCGAGCTCGGTGGGGATGGTCAAGGTCTTGACACGAGTGATATCAGTTCAGCCGCTTACCAAATTACATCCAACACGACTGAGCCTGCACCGTCGACAGCGCCGCTATTCGGTGTGTTCCACGGCTTCCAGCTTGCTGACATCGACTTCCAGTTGACCAACCCTGGTATCTCCGTTGTTTCCAGCGATACTATTGTAGAAACACAGGGGGGTGCCCCTCTCACGGTTGGCATTTCGGCAGACGCTTTCCAGAACCGTTATCGGGGAACGATTGCCGGAGCAAGGCTTTTTGAGGATGGCAACCTGTCGATTGACAGCGGGAATGATGCCAAGGGTGGTGTCTTTAGCCAGATGGGTTTGATCTTAGTGGAGGGCAGAAGCCCCTATGTCGAGACCAAGCGTATGCCTGAACTCGGCGGCGGTGCAACCGCGCTCTACCATTATGACGAGTACGCCTACGGAGAAAGGTCTTCGGGGAACTGGGTTATTGAGGTTCAATCAGACGCTACGGCTCCCGCTGGATAATTAACTTATTAACAAATGTAATCTTTTTATTTGAGGAGGATTAAAAATGCCAAGGGGAAATTTTGGAGAAATTAGAGCTTTCAACGACTTCACCGGTTCTTACGAGGATGTAACTTGGGCATCAACATCAGTTGATTTGGGTGGTGGCTGGGGAATGGTGTCTGAAAACGAAGGCACCCTTAACCAGATAGTTGATGAACCCGGAGGGATACTAGAGTTCCTCACGGACACCGGCGACAACGACAACGTGGCGCTGTATGCGGGGCCTTTCAAGCCCTCTGACGGGGGTGTTGTCATGGAAGCAAGGTTCAAGGTAGCTGATGACCTCAATGTAGCTTTCTTTGCAGGCTTTACGGAGACCCTTGCTATGGGCACACCCGTTATGCCTGCCGAATATGCAACTCTGACTATGGCTATCAACGGATCGGGCGGAGTCGCAGGATTGCAGTATGACCTGGACGGAAATGCCCCAGACGTATTCCGACCTGCATCAGGTGACGGAGGTGCTGTCACAGGCACAAACAAGAACGGCACGGCTATAACAGCTACCACGACAACCTCATCGGGTCAAACAGTCACTCTTGACAAGTTTGTGGTAGCCAGGGTAGAGATTAGCCCAAGTGGTCGAATTGAGTATTTACTGGCTGCTGACAAAGAGTTGACACTGGTTGAGTCCATCACTGGGGCAATCACTGCGTCAGACGTATTCTATGCAGTGCTGATGTGCGAAAACCGGGCAGCAGCAGCCCACAACTTCCAGGTTGACTACGTGTACGCACGGGGCTTCCGGGACTGGACTGCTTAGGAGTAACAGGTGGCAGCAATTATTGAGCTGTCCACAACAGATATATGGAGTCATGAGCCGTGTTGGTATCTCGCAGAGTTTAACCGACCGGCTCCTGATTCTAAAGGTGTGCGCCGCTACCAGGTAATTACGGTGATACGGAATGATCGAAGGGTCAAGCTGAACCGTGACATCGGCGACGCCCGTCTGTTTGGGGAGGAATTTCAGTTAATATGCGGAGTGCCAGACGGAAAGGGCGGAGGAGAAGCCCTGTACACGGTAGAGGAGGCACTCCAGTTGGCAAGGGACATGAACAACATGCCCCCGCCGAAAACGGAGGTGCGTCCGAAGAACTGGAACAAGATCTTCTGGGACAACATCGAGGAACGGAACTTATGGAAGAGGGGTTCGAGCACCTTCGGCCCCATGTTCAGGAAGCAGAGGAATACATAATGGCACAGGATAACGTAGCTGTAGAGGAAATGCTCAGGGATGCTGAAGATGCTGAGGAGCCAGGGGACATGAAAGCAGGTGCGGTTTTAAGCCGGACTGCGGAGATGACCATGACTACGGTAGAGCTTCAGACTGCGGGATGGGTGTATGTTTACGATACCCAGACGGGTAACCGTTCTGTGATAAACCGGAACATGCTGCCACAGCAACTTGAGAAGAGACGTTCTAACGGCACTTATGTCTTCTCGACGCGAAAACCTGAAGGAGTTACGCCTGTGAAAGGCACCCTCAAATGTTTTCTTCATGAGGATGATCCCAACAGGGAGAACCATGATCGTATGGGATTCGTTCGCTGCACCAAGTCGAACTTTATATCAGAACTCGATAGGTCGCGGCATATGCGAACCCGCCACCCAAGGGCTCATGCCACGCTTGAAAACGAGAGGGTTCGTGAGGAACGGGCAGAGGAGAGACTGGAGCGGAGGGCCCTTACGGAGAGCATTAAGGCAATGGCCGAAAGCAACAGTAGAGGTAAGAGCAATGCCTAGTTATAACTTTTCACCGATAGCAGACAGTCTGTATGTGCAGGATGTGAGTGACACTGCCGCAGGGATCGGTTCTGGCAACATTCCAAGCAGTGCCCGTTATGCCGAGGGCCATGTGCGTCTGGCAAGTCTCTCTGAGACACGGGACGGAACGACTCCGACCGCAACGAAAGGCACTGAATGGGATGTAGAGGACACGATTATACTGCGAAGTCGATACGAGATCGTTAATTTCAGTGCAGTAGAGAAGACATCCACCAACGCATCTATAGACTGGACATTCTACAACCGAGCCCCCAATTAGACCGCCAGGAGCGTAAGTATGGCAACAGGTACATTTTTACCACAGGGGATACGAAAGCCGCTTGGGATTGCCAGCGGCGGTACTGACAACTATGTGATGACGGCTACGGGCAGTGAGACCATCCAGGGCGAGGCCAACCTAACCTTCGATGGCTCTACCCTGACTGTGACGGGGGCAATTGGGGTAGCCTCCACCAATAAAATAACATTTGGTGATGCTGCCTCGTTCATACATCAATCAGCAGATGGAACATTGACCATTGATGGCGAGGCAATAATTGACCTTAATGCCAGTACAAGGGTAGATGTGTCAGGAGACATAAAGGTTGGAGGAGAGGTCCAGACCGCAGCTATTGGCTTCACTGATGGTGACAATGCCATCACTATAGCTGACGGTGGTGGTATTACCGCAGCAGCGGGCATTACGTCTACCGCAGCAGCTAATGCATTTGGCGCTACCACTTTTGCCAATGGCACTGGCGTGGTTATAGGACACACCGGGAAGGAAACGATTTCCACTGGTGACGGAGCCACGGATCTCGTGCCGGAGTTACAGGTTATAGGGACAGCGATGGCTGACTCCTCAGCTATGCTGGCTTGTTTCTCCACTACCGCGACAAGGGCTGCGGCCCCCACGTTGGCACTGGTAAAGGGTGGCCACGCAACGATTGGATCACACACCGTCGTGACAGATGATGAGGTATTGGGGAACATTATCGCCTATGGTGATGACGGTACAGACCTGGAGGCTCCCGCAGCGTCGATACAGTTTGTGGTGGACGGAACTCCGGGAACTGGTGATATGCCCGGATCTATTGAGTTTCACACAACTACAGATGGGGGGGAAACGCTAGCAGAGCGTATGAGAGTTACGTCTGGTGGCAGTGTCTTAATTAATGAAACTTCCAACGCCGATGTGACGTTAGGTTTAACCATTAATCAGGGCGCAAATGATGATGAAATATTATCTTTTAAGTCTTCTGATGTTAATCATTCAGTATCAAGTGAAGCAGAAATTGACACATACGCTACGTTTCGCAAACGTGATGCAGCATATGGCGGCCTGAGAATAACAGGTCTTTCACAGAGCAATAGAGGATTTACTGTGTATAGCATAGTAGGCAGCGGCAATTCTACTAAGACTGCTGCTGGATTTGGTACTGTCAATTTTCATCATTACACTAGAAGCGGTAGTGGTGCTACCATCATGGGGTCAGATGAGAATCTATTGTCAATTCATAATGCTGGAAATGCTGTATGGCTTGTGGATGAGGATGGAGATGTTCACTATGACGGCACTACCAATGCAGAGCACTGGGATGACTATGATGACATAGCCCTCCTGGATACCGTTAGGGCTGTTACAACCAACAATTACGGGAAGACGTTCTCCTCATGGACTGAAGAGAACAAGAAAGTGCTACATGATTCAGGTGTTATCACATTCAACGATGATGGACATCATTTCGTTTCTACAAAGGGTTTGAACGGATTGTTGGTAGACTCTATAAGGCAGCTTTATCAGCACACCACTCGGCATATGGATGAACTGAACTCAAGAAATGAAACATTAGAGGCAAGGCTCATGGCCTTGGAAGGAGCGAAATAATGGCCACAGGCGATGTTACCGTATCAATAACCGTTGAAGGCGGGGTGACTAAGAGCGTGGTCCTTGATTCTGCGACCAGAGTTCTAGCCCTCAAGCGGGCTACTGCATTAGATGCCACTATAGACACAGATGCCGAATGGCAGGTACTTCATGTGAATAAATATGCCAGTGTAATAGTAAGTCAAGCTAATGCACAGTCCCAGATTGATGCAAGTTGGACTGCTAAGACTTACACCAAGGCAACATAGGAGGCAATGATGCCAGTAGTTAGAGGGAAAAAATACCCGTACACGAAGAAGGGGAAGGCAGCGGCAGCCCGTGCCAAAAAGACACGGCAGTCCAAGCCTAGAGCCCAGCGTAAATCATCATGACGACCAACGGCACCAGTGGAATAGAGATCACAGTGGAAGACCTGAATATGCTCATAAGGTCTGATGAATCCGTAGCTCTCAAGGCACAGAACATAGCTATGGCACGGCGTGTCAGAGAACTTGAGGCAAAGGTTGAGGATCTGGAAGCTGCGGCGGATGAGGTTGCCTGATGCCAACGACCACCTGGTCTACCATGAGGCAGGACATTCTGCGTCCTCTGGGGCTTATCACAAGCTCTACGACCACCAGTGCTTTAGCTGGAGATAAGGTCGTTATTGACACAAAGCTCACTGATAGATTCCCGGTGGATGATTATTTCAACAATCAGTGGTTTGTACATATAACTTCAGGCAATGATGCGGGAAAGATCAGGCGTGTAACAGACTATACCCAATCAACGGGTACGCTTACGCATCTGGGAGCCAACTATGCAGGCGGAGATTCTCCGTCCTTTGAACTCACACCGCTTGATCCCACGGAGGTCCAGAACCTCTACAATGAGGCACGGGAGATAGTGTACCCGGAGATTTCGATGGTGCGGGATCTTGAGACTGTCGTCACTGGCAACCGCCAGCACACATATACCCTTCCAAGCACGATACGCAAAGTAGACCGGGTCTATCTTGGCAACAGGCGCAATGCAAATTCCGGGGATAATCTCCTTCTCAATGGAGACTTCGAGGACTGGGACGCAGATCAGCTCACTCCGGGATCACAAAACAACTGGACCCTTGCAGGATCTGGGTCTACTTTTAACAAGGAAGCACAGACAAACAACCCGGAAAATTATCTGGTTCTTCATGGAGACAATTCCGGTAGGCTTGCTGTAGCAGGTACTAACACAACACTGGTTCAGACATTTACCCCTGCATCATCGTCGTATACAACATTGCCAACTGAAGGTCAGGAAGTAAATCTGTCCGCATGGGTATACTGCAATACAGCAAGTAGGGTAAAACTCTATATCGAGACAGCAGTTGGCAGCTTTCATGGCGGGACGGGGTGGGAACTGATGAAGGCAAGTGCAACGCTTGCTCACAATGCCACAACAGCGGTGGTGGGAGTTCATGTAACAGCATCAAATGTTGCCGCCTATATCGACGAGATCTGGATGACTATCGGGCAGAGCGAGATGACGGATGTACCTTACAACGAACTTAGGAACTGGGAACATGTCCCTCCAGTGGCGGGTGCTTCAGACGGAGGTGTCCTGCGTTTCGATGCAATACTTCCCAGCAAGCACCGCATACGGGTAGTGGGACGTGACCTCCTCTCCCCGGTCTCTTCCGACAGTGATACGGTAGAGATAGACGGGGATTTACTTCATCCAGTCTACGACAAGGTACGCCAGCTCATAGCCCTCCGCATAGCTGCATCCAACCCCACCTCCAACTGGGCTGAGATGGCAAGGCAGTACGAGTTAAGCTACATGAGGGCTATTGAAGGTGATCTCATAAGGGTCAAGGCACCCCCGGTGGCAGTCCCTCGAATGGTCTTCTAATGTCTCTTGACGTTGAGATCAATGCGAAGGCGTATTCCCTAGTAGAGGGCAGAGCTGGCACCAAGGTTTCTACCGCAACTGTGCGGCAGTTCGTGGAAGCATTCCGCCAGACAGGAAGGACGAGGCCGGAGGACCTGGCCCCCTACGAATCCTTTGTGATCCCCAATCTCACGGGAGGCTTTGGGCGGTACAGGATCAACTCGGACTCAGCCTTCAAGCCAGAGGAGTACAGGCGTTTCCAGGACTCCACATGTGACACCAGGTGGTTCGATTCGATCTATCTTCCCATCCTGGTCGAGGCTTCGTCGACTACAGCAGGTTCATCAACCCTTGATGTTATACGGGCATCTGCGGCATTCAAGGGGGATTTCTGGTCCCTGTGGGAGAAGCTGGCCTCGAACCTCCGGTCGATAGAAGCCCGCAAGTACACAACATCGGGAAGTGATCCTGTAGTAGGAGCATGGACCGGTGGTGGTGATGTTAGTGAATCCACCCACCTGGATGCTACCAGTAGTGGTAGTCAGGGTGGTACTACCAGTCTGACGGTGGCTCATACATGTAGTGGTCCCCAGCGCCTGCTTGTTGTGGGAGTCCAGATCGAAGATGGCACTGCGGCCGATCCCAGTGGGGTGACCTATAACGGGGATGCCATGACCAAGGCTGCGGGCAAAACGCAGGGTGATGTTAACTGTAGTACCTGGTACAAGGTAGCCCCAGCAACAGGGGCAAACAACATAGTCGTGACTATTGGCTATAGTGCCAGAAATGTATCGCTTGGTGCCCAGAGCTTCGTTGGTGTATTACAGTCCGACCCAGTGGGTACCACGGCTAATGCCAGTCACGCTGGTTCTACGGCTCCGTCAGTCGCGGCAACAACCGTCGCGGGCCAGTATGTGTTCGACAACATGGTTGCCCTGGGAAGCGGCACCGCCACTGTACATGCCTCCCAGACCCAGATATCTAATTTAACTGTCACTTCTAATCATAGGGGTGCAACGAGCAGGGAGCTTGCCACTGGCACATCCACGACCATGTCATGGACCCTGGCTTCGAGCGTAGCATGGGCTATCCTTGCCACCCCAATCAAACTGGCTATTCCCATCGGACTGGATCTTATCCAGCAGAAGGACAGGCTGGTGGCGCTTACGGCATCGGAAGACGATCATATTACCTACGCCTCCACAGACGGCGCTGCATGGACAAATGCTTCAACTGAGATCACGGCTGGCCTACTGGATTCTGCCGTGACAGCAAACGAATATAGGGACGCAGGGCTTCTCTCCGACATAGGGGGAGAGCTGGTTGCTGCTGTCTGGCATGAGGACGATTCGACTATCACGTTTTTCTCTGCTATCACAACCGGAACGACCGTGACATGGAGGGACGAGGCTGTAGATATATCCTCCGGCAGCGGGCCCAAGGGAATTGCTGTTTACCAGGACATAGATGGTGAACAGAAGCTCTATGTGGGCACCAGGGAAGGGCTCTGGAAGGTGGATACAGCTCCTTCGACATGGACGATGGATTTGGTGTTCCCCATGCCAGCCCATGATGACAACTGTCGAAGGATGACTGTGCATCAGGGGGCGCTCTGGTTTGCCCAGGGCGTAGACAACAGCAGCCCTGCCCCCATATACCGCATGACCGTTAGCGGTGACGCCAGGCTCTTCGAGGCAGGGTATGGCCTTGCCAGCGGCGATGGTGTCCCTTCCGACATGCTCGGCCCGGTCAAGTGGATGAAGAGTACAGGGGAGTTCCTGTTTATATCCGTGGGTGGTGGAGCTGCTTCGCGAAACGCCAGGATACTCGCCTGGAACGGCAAGGGCTGGCACCACATGGCGAAAGACAGTACGGCTAACCAGGCGGCAGGATGGCTGGATTTCTCCGCAGAAGATGACGGCACTCCAAGGCTGCATTTCTCACAGAAGGCCGATACTGATTCCACCCTGAGCAAGTACCTTGGTCAGCCTCTCGTAAACCCTCGATCCGGGGTGACTATCAAA